GAAATGGACGAACAGTGGGGTTACGTCGGCGCTAAATCACGCCAGCGCTGGTTGTTTTACGCGTATGACAGGATACGGAGGACAGTTGTGGTGCACGTATTCGGTGAACGCACGATGGCCACGCTGGAGCGTCATCTGGGCCTGCTGTCGGCCTTTGAGGTCGTGGTATGGATGAGGGATGGCTGGCCGCTTTATGAACCACGCCTGAAGGGAGAACTGCACGTTATCAGCAAGCGATATACGCAGCGCATTGAGCGGCATAACCTGAATCTGAGGCAGGAAGTCACTGTCGTTCTCAAAATCGGTGGAGCTGCATGACAAAGTCATCGGGCATTATCTGAACATAAAACACTATCAGAAAGTTGGAGTCATTACCAGAAATCGACCTTAAAATCAGCTGCTGATGATGAAATATCGTGGAGACAGGATGCTGTTGATGCGGGGATAGCGACGACGGAAGAAGCCGCCGCCTTATCTGAATGGAAAAAATACCGGGTGCTGCTGATGCGGATTGATACATCAAAAGCTCCCGATATTGAGTGGCCTACACCCCCTGCGGAGTAATTTCTGGCGGAGGGGCAAATGCCTCTCCGTCATATGTCCAGTCGATACCAGCCGATATGCCGTCAATATTCACAGTAATATAATCATCGAAAATGCCTCCAGTGCCATCCCATACAACAACATTTTCAACGACGCCATTTTTAACTAGCGCATAATTACTCATTATGCCAGCTCCTCAATGATTACGATTCCCGGGCGTCCCGCTGCGCCTGATTTAGCTGATTGGGATGGGCCATTCGAACAGCCGGATGCTCCAGAACCATAGCCCCCACCGGGATTTGCCGGGCTATTAATTGCAGGAATCGATCCGCCTACCCCAAATATACTATTTGAACCACGCGAGCCAGCGGCATAGCTATTTGCAACAGCTACGGCTGGTTCTGCCCCTGCTCCAGATGAGCCGACAATATTCCACCCAGTCGGGCTATCGCTGTTATTATTGGCCACGGGCTGAAATGGTGGGGTTGCCGGGCCGGCGGGTAATCCAGCTTTCCCGCCGGGCGATGAAATAAACGAACCAACTGAGCTAGCTCCGCCGTCAGCGCCGTATATTGAACCCGCCGTTCCTCCTGCACCGCCGGAACCGATGACGACTGACGCCGTTGTTATTGACGATACGTCATAAATGCCCTCAGCATATGCCCCTGCGCCGCCCCCGTTACTCACGGAAACCTCGTTACTACCCGTTGCCGGTGCAGCTGAACTACCGGCCCCCGCCCCGAGACATTTAATTCGCCATTTTTTTGCGCCTGGCGTTTTTGTCACTGTCCCGCTGGCAGTGAATACCTGTATTTTTAGCAGCCTACCAACGTATCCGCTCGCATCTCCCAAACCAAGGTATGTGAGAAGACCAGTTACATCCTTTCCACTCAAATTAGTCAGCGTATTGTCCAGCGGTTGTTTACCTGCCAGTGCATTAAGCATTGTCGTGGCAAAGTTCGGGTCATTCCCCAGCGCCGCCGCCAGTTCGTTCAGTGTATCCAGTGCCGCAGGTGCAGAACCCACCATTGCCGCAATCGCCGATTTCACAAATGCCGTTGTGGCAATTTGTGTATTGTTGACCGACTGTGCCGCAGTAGGTGCGGTTGGCGTTCCGGTGAGTGTCGGACTCGACAGCGGCGCTTTCAGTGCCAGCGCATTGTTAATGGTGGTACTGAATTTCGGATCATTGTTAATGGCTGCGGCTATTTCTTTCAGCGTGTCCAGCGTGGCTGGCGCACCATTAATAAGAGCCGTCAGAGCCGCCTGAACAAACTCGGTGGTCGCAATCTGCGTGGTGTTATTCCCTGCTGCTGGCGTTGGCGCTTTGGGTGTCCCGGTAAACGTCGGACTTTCTTTGGGTGCATACTGTGAATGCGGGTCCGGTGCGGCAAGATGTTTTGCCATCTGATCATCCGCGTATACCTTCAGCTCAAGTGCCTTGTCATCCACATACTTGCGGGTTGCCAGCACTACAGCAGGGTCGATTTTCAGGGTGATATTGTCCGTGCTGCTGGTAATCAGCACCATGCGCACGGTCTGAGTGCGCCCGCTACCTTCAGCCAGTTGCGGCTTATAGCTTTCCGGGCAGTTGCCCACGGCAATCAATGCCCCGGACTCATCAAACAAGCCCACTTCACGTATCCACCAACCGCCCTCGTTTTCAGGGATCACCTGTTCGGCAATAATCTGACTGCTGTTCTGCGGGTCGATATAGAGCATATTCAGCGCAGCCCGGCGTTTCTCATTTACCAGTGCAGTCTGCTTTGAGTCTGGCGTTGGCAATACTCCGCCGCCATCGCCGACCGCCATATGGGTAATTTTTAGCGGCACACCGAGCGCGGCGGCGCTGGCAAGTTTCGCCGCGCCAATATCCGTCAGCAGGGTATAAAATTTTGTGCTCATGGATTCACTCTCATTGTGTCAATAACATGGACCGCCCCGCCTTCATGCGCGGTGCCGCCAGAAATAATTGTTTCGTTGATATACGGATAGATCGTGATTTCTTCGCCAAGATAGCTGGCGGCCCCCACCCAATGCGGACCGCTGGTCTGCAGATTGATGGACATGCCGATCATGTGACGGCTACATGGTTTGGCATCGCTTATCAGCCGCTCAAGTTCCAGATAGGTATCTTCAGTGATGCCCTGGTCCTGCACGCCGATATCCAGGCGAAACGTGCCTGGTGTTTCTCCGGTCTGCCACCACTCAATAATACGGATCAGAAAGCCGAACGGCTCCACCACCCGCCGCACGGCACTGGTGGTCCCTTTATGCTGATGAATATAAAAAGCATCCTTCACCACCTGGCGCTTGACGCTTTCTGTCCAGCCCTCATCCCAGCGATCCACAGAGAACGCCCAGGCGAGATAAGGCAGGAAACTGACCGGACAGGTTGCCGGATTCCACAAGTCACGCAGCGGCACCTGCAGATCAGAAATCCCACTGCAGGTTTGCGCCAGTCGTCGCTCCAGTGAAGTTGAACCCGGTGGCAGCAGACTATTCATCCGTTCCTCCGTTGGTCACGCTCCACTGCGTACATGATGCCGCCTGCGTTTTGTTCAGAACCACATCCGCCAGCGGAGAAGCCAGTTCCACACGTTGAACACCCTCAACATGCAGCGCGGCAAAAATAGCACTACGGCGAATATCCCGACCGAGCCGCGTCTGACTGGCGATGTACCTCTGCAGGCTGACTTTTGCCGCTGCCATTACCGGCTCTGCTTCCGGTCCCGGATAAAGAAAAATGGTGGCTTCCACACGGTACGGGATGATTTCTGCGCTGCGAACCGTCAGACGGTCAGCCACCGGGCGGACGTTCTCACTGTTCAGGGCTTTCTCCACCACATCCAGCAAGTCTTTTTCTGCTGTTCCGTCGCCTTCACGGCTCAGGACAGTCAGTACCACCTCTGCAGGTGCCGGACTGGTTGCACTGGCATCCGCCACCCGACCGTCGGCGCTTCGGGCATGAAATTCATAAGCTGCAGTTGGCCCCGCAACTGAAAGCCCTTCAAAGGCTGCAGGCACACGCAGGCGTAACGCTTCATCGCTTTCCATCACAGCTGCAACGGGCGGCACAGCGTCATTATCAGCAGGCGTCACCGTCAGGCGTTTCACATTGTAATTGGCAGCGAGCTGGTCCAGATCACTCCCTATGGCATAAGCCGCCATCACCGCCTGCGCGGCTTCGTTAATGCGCTGGCGCAGAAGCAACTCACGATAAGCGTTCTCCTGCAGCAATTTGGTGACGGGTTCAGATTCCAGTTCCAGCGTGCGGATCACTGCTTCCTGCTCATCTTTCGGATGAAGCGCAACAAATTCGGCCTTGCGTTCGGCAAGCAGCGTCTCAAAGTCCGGCACATCCACAATCTGCGGCGCAGGCAACTGCGAAAGGTCAATCACTGCCATTCTCTGCTCCTGTTGATACGGAAAGGGAAACAGGCACACCGTTATTACGCCGCCCGGTCAGCTCCACCACCATTGAACCGTCAAAATTGCTGTTGATGGTGATGGAATCCAGCGTCAGCCGTGGCTCCCAGCGACTCAGCGCCACATACACTGCCGACATGACCTGCAGGCGTAATGCCGGATTTTGTGGCTGGTCTATCAGTGTCGACAGCAGGGAACCATATTCACGACGGGCAATACGGCTACCCTGCGGTGTCAGCAGAATGTCCCGCACCGACTGGCGCAGATGGTCAATATCAGTAATGGCTTTGCCGCTGGTATTGTTCATCCCGCTATAAAGCGTCATACCGGACCTCCGGTTGTGTCGCCGCCTTTCAGGACGCCTGTATGCTGATGCGCATCAACCACAATCCCGTTAGAACTCATCGCTCCGCCGCCCTGGGTAACGCCACCATTGATCACCACTTCGCTGTTAATGCGCGTGCGGTCAGCCTCCAGTACAAACTCACTGGTTTTCATGGTGATGTTGTCGACAGCCTCAATGACCATGGATTTGATGCCCCTGACATACCAGCGCCCGGTGGCGGGTTCGTATTCAAACCAGCCACCGTCAGGATGTTCTGTCACGCAGGCGTCCGCCGACTTCGACGGTGGTGCGAACTGATTCGAATAGATGGCGGGCAGCGCAAACGCGGTTTCAAGATTTCCGCCCAGACTCAGCAGCACCACCTGCTCACCTTCCGATGGTTTCCACCATGTGCGGGCATTCCCGGCACGCAGCGTCAGCCAGTTAATCCAGTTGGTTTCAAGGTCGCCCGTTTTCACCCGGCAAAGCCAGTTTTCCCGGTCCACTTCGGTGACTACACCAGTGCGGATCAGATTGGTGATAAGGCGCATGATTTCGGTCAGTTGTGTATTCATTTCCAAATTATCAAACAGAACAAAGACTAATTCATCTATTTAGAATTGTAAGAGATTTGGCACAATGATAATTTAAAGAAAGAATGACAACTTTAAATAAAAACGCCCTATTAAAGGGCGTTTTTATTATTGCCTAAGTTTAGGCTTGATAATTCCTAGTGCATCCCACAAACCACAGTGTATTTCAAAATTCAACGTTGGGTCCATTTCTAAATCTTCATCATTAAATGACCACAAATAAACATCTCCGCCATCTGTTTTAGATCTCCTGAGTACATTCCCGATAGCACCGACTTTAAATAAACAACTCAGTATTTTATTAAGCGTTAATGTACCATCTCCTAACTTCAATTCTTCAAATTTTTCCTTGATTAAATGTGGAGTGAAACCTCTTTTTTTTACTGAACGTAAAAGAGAAAAACTGTCATCTATTTCTGAATCACTTAAATGTCCCGCAAGCTCAGATCTAATTTCACGTAAAAGATAAGATGAGTATTTTTTAGAAATCTTTGTAAACATGGAACTTTCAAATCTTTCAGTATTTTCTCCATATTCATCTTGAATATAAGTTAGCATCCTAACGGCATCTCTTGGGCGACCTAGAGTTCTATGTAAAATATAAATAGAGCTATGCTCACCTGCAACTCTCTCAGTGAAAATTTTCCCGAACAAATTAGAACCATTTAAATCATTATAATAATCAGTGGAGTTTTTGATCTTAAAAGCAATCATATCAAAAATCTCAGAATCACTTGCTCGCTCTCCAGCAGAACACCAATCAAGTGTAACAGAGTTATCTTCAATGATTTTATTAATATTCGGCGATGAAAAAGTATTTATTATATCATGACGAATAACTGCACCAATT